TTCTTCCAGAAGCTTATTAAGTTCTGCTTGTATCTGGTTTGGGGTTTTAGCCACAATAAAATCCTCTTATATTGTTACTAAGGTAAATAGTTTGCTACAAAAAAAGACAGGTCTAACCCTGTCTCCTTCTATTCGCTAGTTGTGGGGGCATTTGTGGCTGGTTACGTGACGTTAATGTTTGAGCTTTACTGCCTGCACTGCCGCCTGATGCGCTTTCAATTGCCTCTTTCTCTGCTTGTAGCTGTTTAATCAATCTTTCTACAAACCACTTCCTCAAGCCAACCGGTAAATTATAAGCCTCTGAAAAGCTCCATCCTCCTGAATATTTCATGAAGAAGAACTGTTCATACACGCTCTCCATATACTCACCGGTCAGGCCAAAAAAAGTCCGCGCTGAGCGGAACCTCCATATCTTGCGCATAGTCACACTCGCCGCACTCAAAGTGTTGAGTCAAATCAACATTGGGTGCCACAAAGCGATAAGCAAGCCTAATATGCCTCGAATCTAATGAAGGAATATTATTAATCAAATAATTAATTGCTTCTGGAGAATTGTCTCCATTGACTGCCACAACTGTATTTACCAATTGACGCGTCACAGTCTGCTCATAAGTCTTGCGCTTACGATCTTGTTCCATTCCACTGAATAGAGCTTTTTCATCTTTGCCCGTTAAGAGCCTAAAGGTTACGGTTACCTGTGTCTTCGGAAGCACAAGATCAAATGTTCCATTTCCATTATCTGTAATGTCCCAACCTTCTTTCTCTGTCTCTCCGTGGTAGATATTAGCCTCATTCAAATCAAAATTAAATTCTTGAGTCTCATTACAGGCTGGACATGTTACCTTAGTATTATAATCATTACCATATCCCGATACTCTCATAGCAATGATGATCGCATTGCGATCTCCTACCAACAGAGAATCGCCGTCAATGCGCTTGTCTACGATCAAATTAGCTAACACCCTGTCCAGGGCTACACCTTTTTTAAGGAGGGTTCTGGACGTAAGCAAGTCCTCTTCTTTCGCCGTCATCTGACGTATCTCAATCGTACTCTCACCATGGAGCGGATGCCCTTCCGGATATAGCTCACCCCCTGAAGGTAGTTCCACAAATTCTGTAGGAACAACAAAGGAGAAACCGCTAGGCTCCCCTTGTAGTACTTGTGGTGGTGGACTTGTGTCCGGTTGTTGGGCGCCCCCTGAGCGTCCTTTATTTCTTGACAATTTACACCTCTTGTTTTATCAATCTTTAAACGTTAAAGAATTCTGTTCCACCAGCGCCAGCAACTGCGACGGAGGGACCAGCTGTTTCTACGCGTGCCCAGTCATATTTAAGAGCTACCGTCATTTCGGTAAGATCATCGGTATCATATCCTAGATCGCCATACTTAACTTCTTTAATCCAGGAATTCCAAAGAGTCCATGTTTCAAGCGGCTTTCCATCTGAATCGATTTGAGTAATAATAACTGTCCCTAAAGCACCAGCGGCCTTAGCCTTAGACATCGTAGATAACGAATTAGCATCCGTTGGTGGAGTATATCCTGATTGTACCACAATGTCAGAAAGAGTTGCAGCCATATCTGGATCGACTGGATCCACCAGCGTTATAGAGATATCTTGCCATGTTACTGAACCTGGGTAATAAAAGGTGTGGTTAAGGAACTTATGAGTTGCCTCTGCCACCTGGAAACTAGGCTTGGCTGCAGTTTTTGCATACCATAATATTGCACCACCCTGTGCTGCCTGAATTCCTTGAAATTCTACTGTAAATCGAAACTTTCTTTTTGGATCTTTAAGGGTTGTATCTTCACCAAAGTTGGTTGACCAAAATGCCATTTTTTAGGGACTCCTATAATCTATTTTTAATTAGTGTGGTGGGGGAAAAATCCCCCATCCTTTTTAATCTTCAAATGATGCGCCGGTTGACATAACCACGAAGTCAATTGCGATGAATTCGATAGCACGTGCCGGTTTAATCATAATTTTGGCGTACAGAATGTTTTGATCAATTAAGTCGGGAGTCGTAGTAGATTCATCTAGAATCAACTTATAGTCCGTTATACCAAATCGGGTTTTAACATTCGCAAGGAACGGCTCAACAAGTGACTTGAACCGATTCCACGTAGCCTGAACGTTCTGTTCAAACAGAATCTGTGTTGCCAGAATCGAAATCTGCTTCTTCAAGTAGATAACCAATCGTCTTACATTAATTCTGTCAAGAGCAGATTGACGCTCTTGTAGTGTTTTTTGTCCGAAGACAACTATTCCTGTGGAGGGGAAGGAGGCAATGGGGTTGATGTTAGACTCGTAAAGCGTATCTCTTTGTTTAGATGTCAGCTTCTCAGTCACACCGGTGACGGGGATGCCAGCGGCACCCTCACTCAAACCACCACGATTAAATCCTGCAGGTGCAAACCAAATTTCGGTTTTAGCCTCAGAAGAGGCAAGAACACCCATCATAGCGACACTGGGCGGAACCCACAATAGTCGGCCAGTAGCTTCATCACGGGTTTGTACCCATGGATAGAAAGTACAGCCGTAACTGGAATCTATACGCCTGTCGCGAAGAGCAGTAGATGCATTGGTGGGGGTTGTCCCAATTCTAGATGATTTATCAGAATAATATGCCTCTGAAGATGGGATGTAAACATTTGCCAAATCAATCAGAGCCAAGGAATCTGCACGCTCTTCACATACATTAACCATATGCGCAGTCAGTGCATCAAACGTTAGACCCGGAGTAACGAGCAAGTTCATATCTACTGCTTCAGGATCCGCAACACTATCAAGAGCTTGCTTGTAGGTGTTGTATGGAGCACTATTAAGCTCAGTACTCGTTCCCGCAGTCATTCCGCCATTATATAGAGGATCCGGCAGCTTGATATCAAAACCGTCATATGCTCCCCAGAAGGGGGCAGTGAAACTATCATATCCTGCATTCAAAAGAGTAGTATAACTTCCCACGCTAGTACCTGCCTTGCGGGCGCCTGAGACATAATGGTATACGTTCGCTGAAGATGTTCCAATGTCATCCATCGAGAAGATATACCCCCATGCGAGAGCGCCGGAAAGCTGAGTAGGTGCCTGCGAACCATATGTCGTAGGATCATCCGGGAAATCAGCAAAAAGTAGTTTATGGTAATCAGCTACGCTAGCATCGGCTGTAGTTCCGTTTGCTTCTCGGGTAGTCTGCATACCAAAACATGCTCGTGTTGGATCGCTTAATCCGCCATCGGAGGCAGATGCGCGCAAACGAACATGTGGGAACTTCAACGATCCTGTTAGCGATCCTGTTAGGAAACCGGCACCGCCATCACCTTGGTAGTTTCCACTTAAAATCGCGTTCATGTTGGCGTTTAAGAGGTTAGAACCTGAGAAAATGAAGGTATTGTTAATCACCGTATCGGAGAAACTGCCCGTGATTCGGGTTGCATCATTATATTTAGGAGGTCCAAAGTAGCCAAACGGCAACAGAGCTTCGTCAGTTCCGCCGGCATCAACTGTATCGTTCATCGACACGTAGACAAATTTAGACTTGTTATCATAATCGCCGTATTCTTTCAATCGGCGTTCAGTCGAACTCCATTCCTCATATTTGTCTCCGATCTTGCGCGCAACATAGTTAGGGCTCGTAGGATCTAAAGTCAAGTTATCAAAACGCTCCAAAACAACTTGTTTGTTGTCACTATCGTTTAAGTCGCGAAGAACTACCGAGAACGTTCCATAGTTATTAAGAGTAGTTGTCGATGCTCTGAGCTTTTCAATGCTAACTTTAACATTTCGATCAAGCCATTGACCGTGTCCTCTTCCCTTCAGACGGAATAGTTTTTGCATGGCAGCGGGAGCATAGCTTCCAGTAACGCCACTCAAATCTTGTCCAATAAACCATCCAGCAACAGCTTCGCGAGTTGACTGTCTCAGGGCATGTGGGCCCTTGGTGGCAGTCGTATGTTGAGCGATGGGAAGAATAACACCATATGCTGCTGCACCTACCATGCTTCTATCTCGTACTTCTTGCTCGAAAGTAGCGCCAAGCCAATAACGCTGCTGTGCAGAACTGGGGTAAAAAGCCCCTGCCGTTGACACTAGCTGAGGATTAGTATTAAAACGTTCACGAATGAAAGTTTCAGCAGAGTCGTCCCAACCGAATTTAATCTTCTGTTCAGAACCTGCAGCCGAACTGGAGAGTATTACTGTAAAAAGGTTGTTTGCATCAGTCGATAATACTTTAGCTATACCCGCAGTACGATTATCAGCAGTGCCGGCGCCTTCAGCTTTGTTGTAAATTGTTCCACTTAATTGAATGGAGGCAGACTGATCAAGGTACCAAATGGCAGCTAATGAGCCAGTGCCCACTGAAGAAGTAGAAACCACGGATGCACTTGGGAACATAAAGAGCCCATAAGCTCCTCCGTTTTCAGCAATGGTGGAGGCAGGATCTTTTTCCGTCTCCCAGCCTGCATATCCAGCAGTTGTGGCATCGGTGTTTTGAGTTCCCAATAAACGTACATATGTCAAAGGTGCTACATTTGCTCTCAAAAAAGCCTTAGCGGCATACGTTCCATACATTGGAGACTGGTAATTACCATAGCGTGAAATATCACCGCCGGCATTCCCAGGAACTGTTTCGCCAAACATTGTAACGAAATCAGAATAAGATTCTACCTTAACAGGCTTCATGCCTAAGCCGCGAGATGCGCGCCCGACAACGACGGGGCCGATAGTATCGGCAGACTTTGGAATAAAGGAGTTATCAATCTCATTGATAAACACCCCAGGAGATACAAACTTAAAACTTTTAACTGACATATTGTGGGTTCCTCATTATTAAAATCATGTAAATGATAGTGCAATCATTAATTAAATAGTATTTTTGATCTCAAAACGCTTTCTTTATGGAAGAAAAAAGTCGGGATTACCTTCAGGAACTGGGCCTTCGGAAGGAAACGTTAATTCCACTGTATTTTCATCTATTCTCACGATAGGCCTATCATCATTTTCGCCTTCGCCAATTAAATATCCCAATACTCTAATTGTAATCTCGGAATTGAACATCCTCATATCTTCCCCAAGATTGTTCACGTTGTTATTGTGAGAAAACCCTTGATCAATGAATGCTTCATATAAATGGCCGTTTCGCTTCATTACAAAAGCATTAATTTGACCAGTGCGTGCTAAAAACGGAGCTAAGAGATCGTTCATTTGTTGTTGATATTCCGTTTTAATAAAAATCTTGTACTCTACATTAACATATACCGGAATAGGAATAGACAAACTCTGAATAACAATCTTTTTGTTTACACGAGGGTAATATCTTTGATCAGTTCCGGAAGTAAAGTTCTCATTGCGGGTATTTCCCACCACTGCATAGTTTCGAGTTTTGTCTTCCACAATCCGTTTAGCAATAACCCAGCGTCCTGCTCTCCCATTACGGTTTTTAGAATAATAATTGGCTTGAAAGGCGCCTTTTTTTGCGGGATCTTTAGTAATGCCCGTTCTGTTTACGGAAATTAAAGGAAGCTTAAGTGCTCCAGCATCGTCTCTTAAATCTTTATTGTGTTTCACTTGATACGCCCTTTCTGGAGCTTGCCATAAAACCGGCACCTCCTTAAAGCCTTCATTGGATCGAGCGCTCAAATTTAAATCTTTCTTTACCCAGGACACCAATGCCATATCTATCGTCTCAATAGTAGACTCCAGCATCCCTATTTCCCGCAAGTTATAAGTTCCGGGAGGCAGTTGGGCAAAATCAAAGTTATCAGGTAGCATCGAACAATCCCTTACGTGCTCTCTTACATAGTGCCGAAATTTCAAATTCCCTGTTTGCTTGTCCAAACAATAATTTGGGCTCAGTAAGTTTTACAATCTCATAATAATAATCATTATAAAGTACAAAGTCCCCTTCTCTTACATACATATTCTGATCTTCTTCTAATCGTCTTTTATGAAAATGTACATTAATTTCCCAAGTTTTGTCAACGCCACCGTCTTCCATATATTGAGTAGAAAACTCGGTAAATTCAATAAGGGCGTATACACGGACGGGAGGCAAATAAGTTTTAACAATCGCTTCGCCATATAATTCATGAAAATCTGTAGTTTCTAAATCAATAGAATAATAAAGAAGTTGTTGACCGATTACCTTTTCGATAAGCTCGTCATTAACTTGTTTGACAAGATCTCTTTCTTTTTTACCTAGAAAAAGCGGAGGGGGCGGCTGTGCTGGGCGTTTCCATTCATTAGACATACTCTACTTATCCTACAAAAATTGGTAATGGCGAGTTCTTTAAAGTATTGGTAGTGGCATCGGTGATCTCTGCATCTCTCTTCGCCAATTCTGCATATTCCATTTCTTTCAACATTTCCATTAATTTATCCCTAAGTGTTGTTTGCTCTTCTTTCGCTTGGGCTAGCAATTCCGAATGATTCAAAGTTACACTTTCTCCGGGAATGGGAATCGTTGTAAATTTACCCCTAATTTGTCCTAACATTTCTTTACATACTGCCAGGGCATATTTTCGAATCCACTGTTTGCCTATTGCATTAATATTAGTATAGGGAATATTGTCTAAAGGAATGGTGTTAACATTATTTACACCTTCTCTGCCTGTTTTATAGTTATCATCTTCTTCCCATGCATCAGTCTTAATATAAAATTTAACCCATATCCTATCTGCGTCTTTAAAAGCCCAATCGCTTGGATTAGGAAACAGCCTCAATTTATTATTTATTAATTCATAGGAATAATTAGAAGTTCGGGTTACTATAGAATCCTCGTACATAATGGCTTGTAGTTTATTTTGCCAAGTGGGAATAATTTCAAATGTGGCATCATCGGCAAATTGTCCATAGGTGGAATAATTGCCTACCACTCCTATACCTCCATAATACCCATAGAAGCGCCACATAGCCCGTGGAGACTTATAAAAAACTTTTGTGATGAACACCCGGTTGTCTTCAACTTTTCCGGCATACGCCACTGCACTGCCTCCATCATCCACTCCGGATGCTGAAGAACTTGAAATGATGTTCTGAATATTATAATCCTGCACATTAGTTCTAGGCTTGAATGAAGCAGAGTACTCTGGAATAGTTCCTCCAAAGCCTGCTGCTGCAGCCAATCCATCACCAACTGTCATCGCATATGTAAATTGATAACGAGGAAACTTTAAATTCACCCCAGTGGGGCCCGTCAATCTGTCCCCTTTGTGATCAAAGGTTCCAGTGGTTGCACCAAGAACACTAGAGAGCGTGTTTTTTCCATGATGAAGATTGAAAATATATGAATATTCCAACACAGCTTCTTCATAAGCTGCATAAACATTAGCAGGGGTTAGCTCAATATCAACTACATCCCCTCCTAGTTTTTTATAAACATAGTTTACTTGCAGAGCGGCTCCGCTCAAAAAATCACTAGAGCCGGTATAAATCCCAAAAGGAACAGCTGCGGCTACGAGAGCAGCAGAGCCCGTAGATGTTAAGATTACGGCACTCTGCGTAGACCTGGGAGATAAATCAGTGGGCATTATTAAAGGTTCCTTGAACGTTCATTAAATAAATAGTAGTTCATAAAACAAAACCCCTAGACATCCTAGGGGCTGTTTCAATAAGTGAAAAGAAATTACTTCTTAGAACTTTTCTTCTTCTCTTTCTTAAGAGGCTTTTTGGCGGGAGCAGCTTTTTTTACCACTTTTTTAGGAGCAGCAGGCGCCACAGTACTCGTAGTCTTAGGTGCGGTAACAGGGGGAGTGGGCGCAACAGCAGTTTCTACCGTCGTTTTTTTTTCTTTATGGAGGTTTTTCAGCCATAATCTTCTTCTTGGGTTCATTGCATTTTCTCCTTATTATGTGAATACATGTTATAAATAGTATACAAATTAACAAAAAGAAAACCCCCCCCGAAGAGGGGGGAAATTTTTATTTAAATTTTACGTACTTTAAACGTCGGTGTTCGCCGTAGCCTGGGCTGAACCAATGTATTTAATGTACACAACAAGCTTTCCACTAGTTTTCTCAGTGGTGCCGTTGCCGGTACCCTTGTTAATCCAGCAGAGAGTCGTTCCGGTACTACCGTCACCGACGTAACTCGCAGTTGTGCTAGCGAAGCCAGCACCAGTGATCATCCCAGCGGCACCGTTGGCATCGCTACCAAAATCGATTCCGTCAAGAATTGTCAATGTCGCCGTCACAGCGGCATCCGCCGTGGCCGTTGTGGCTGTAAGTACCAAATCGGTTGAATTTGCGTTTGCATCGCTAAAAGCTTCGCTGCAAATAACGTGACAATCCAATACACGCGCTGATGCTGGTAATGTTGCAACAGTTTTCTGAAGACCGTTGTCGGTAGCCGTAGCGGTATAACCACCAAAATCAGTTTCAAACACAGCCTCGTACACACCGTAACTGTCTTGAACAGCGGAATAGCTGATCTGCTTAACTCCTGTGAGTTGTGCGCCGTTCATTTCTATCTCTCTTCTCAAGCCTTCAATTAATGCTTGAGTCCTCTTCAAGCCTATTCTTTTTCCCATTTTTAAACCCTCCGTTTATAATCATGTTTAATATTATGGTGAGACTTTTCGCCTCGTTCGTAAATAGTTCCAGACAAACAAAAACCCCCACCAACAGGTGGGGGTTTTATCAATAGCAAGTAAGGATTCGGATTAGGAACCAGACTCACCAAGCAAGCCGCGAATGATAACCAAGCCATACATATCAGGACGAACCATCTTCTTTGCATAACGAGTCATAACACCCTTTCTCGGCACGAAGTCTTCAGGGCCGAAGATCGTGGGGGTAGTCTGTAGTGGCACATAAGGTGCGTATACATATCCACTCTCTAGGAAACTAGAGCCTCGGCGTCCTACTAGGACAACGTTGCGCAGGAAGTAAGGATCAACGATAACGTCGAATTTCTTGGAAAGAGAACCAACCTTAACTGCACCAGCAGTACCCCTGTCGTCATCAGCGGTTACGCTTGCGCGGAAACCAGCCGTGAACTCAAGGATATTAGCAACTTCAGGTCCGCAGACGATGAAGTTAGCTCCACCGCGCAGAGTCTTACGATGAATCTGAGCGGACACATCATTGATGGTCTCAATCAGAGTCTCATACCACTCGCTAACGGTACCGGTGAAGTCTGGAGCAGCAGCGCTAGCACCAACCTCCGTACCAGTTGTACGATCTACGAACAAGCCCGGTGAGCGAGCCCAGTAGTACGTACTGGCGGTTGCACCATTTACCAGATCCGCAAGAATCTCACGGTCAATTTCAAGAGCAATCTGCTCAGAAAGAATACTGGTAAGCTCGACTTCGGCGTCAAGGTTGTGATAGGCATTAAGATCCTGCCCCAACTCTGGCGTCCACTTAGCCTTGAGCTTTTTGGTTTGCGTGGTGACTGCCACTGAGTCGACCTTGATGTCGATCTCTGGGATTTGGTCGTTTCCTTCGAGTCCCCATTCAGTCGTACCGACAACCGCGCCCAATGCAGAAGCATTAGTGAGATTGTCATAAATTGGCACCTGTACACCAAGTCCAGCACCGACAGAAGCAGAGCCTGCTCCACCAATACTTGCAGATGTCATAATACCAATATGTCGAACTGCTGCTGTTGCCAGATCGGTATTACCTGCTGCAACAAATGTCGTCAATCGACGCACTGAAGAACAAGCAGTATCACTAGCGAGTCCATCAAGACAAGTGTTCCATGCGGCACCACTAATCTCGAATGCAGCCAAGTTGTCCATATCCGTCTGAGCAGCCGTATAAGTAGACTTCAAGAGATCAAGAACAACTACCTTGTACGCAGTGCTTCCGCCTGATAACGCAACGAGATCAGGATCCCATTCGATAAGCTTAAGCTGAGCGTCAGTAGCATAAGTAATACTGTTGCCACCGCCTAGGTAGAACTGATCCTTGAGAGCAACGCCGGTACCAGCAGCGAACTGAACGCTACTAGCGGACGGAGATGCGTATGCATAACCGCGAGCACTGTTGCGCGGACCAGAGAGTGAGGACGCGTCTGAAGAGACTAAGTCTACACCACCTGTGATCTGGCTACCAACCTGATCAGTACCGTAAATGGACTTATTAACTAAGTTACCAAAACGGTCGGTCTGGCTAGCGGATGCTCCCAAGTCAGGGGAGAACACGAAGTCCAGGAAGAAAATGAGTCCACTTGGGAGACTCATGGGCTGAACACTAACGAGATCGTTGGCGATCAAGCCTGCAAAAACACGGCGAACGATGGGGAACGCGACGGCTGCGAAGCCTTCGACATCACCTGCTGCCATGGATGAACTCTCACGGAGGAGTTCCTTTGCTTGATTTTCAAGCAATCGAGCCATTGTCTGACGCTTTTGATCAGAACCAAGCCCTTCGAGAAGACCAGTAGCCTCCCACTTATTTAACAATGCGTTACCTTCGGCACGCATATCACGATTAATGATACCTTCAGTTAATCTTTCTACAATACCAGCCATAATTTAAATACCTCCTTTTTAGTTATTCTTAATTCCGGCTAACCTTTTCATTCTGTCTAAGAATGGATCAGTTGTTTGTGCTTCTCTGCGAGATGCACGGATAATTGAAGACGGACGATTGATTGCTTCGCTCAACGATTGTGGGGCACGTTTAGTTTGTGCCGGCGCTGCGCTTTCAAGCGTTTCAAATATTGTCTTTGCCTCCATAACTGAACCAGCATTAGAAATAGCTTCGGCAATTTTATCTTTTTGCCGCTCATTTAGGGAGGTATTTCTCAAAACACGGTTCGTGTAAAGCAAGCGCGCATTTGAAATATTAACCTCTTGCAAGGTTTCTTTTATTTCTCCAACAGCCTGCTTATATTTTTTATTGCTCGCTTTGAGTTGCTTATTTTCAAAAACCAACTCTTCTTGAGCTTTTCTCAAAACATCTAAATCTTTTTTAACATCAGTAGTACGACGATGAGCAATTTCTTTTCCCATCTCCCACTTCTGACTTTCGGATGAGCGTCCTGCCCATCCACCTAATGTGGCGCCCATATCTACTGTGAGCTTTTCTGCGATGGCATCAATTAACTCATCGGGAATCTCTAGGCCTTCTTCTTGTTTTTCGCCTTCTTCGTCTTCCGTTCCCATGACATCAGCCTCAACAGCTTCGCTTCCGCCACTTGATTTTCCACCCCCTTCTAAAGAGTCCATAGCGTCTACATCGGCTTCTTCTTGTGCTGCAGCAGTAATTCCTGCTGTAGCTTCTGCCACCATCTTAATTAAATCTTCTTCATTAATATCAATTTCTTCTTCTAGTTCATCATCCTCTTCGGATTCCCATGAATGTTTGGGTTGTTTTCCGGCGATGTCTTTTTTAGCTACGCCCGGATCACTAGGAGATCGTCCGCCTCCACCCGTCTCAGTTTGTAGAGACTCTATAGCCTCCGCAAGAGCATCTAAATCAACAGTCACTTTCACATTTTCTCCTTCATCTTCTAAATGTTTTAATCCTTCGCCTTCCATTTCAGACAAATTATCTGTTGCAGATAAAGGAACTCCATCCACGATATCTTCAACTTCGGCTCCTTCTGCTCCCTCGATCCCCATCATGGGATCAGCAGCCAAGGGATCCGCCGCCATCGGATCGGCCGCCATCGGATCGGCCGCCATTGGATCGGCGGCAAGGGGATCTTCTTGTTCTAAAAGTTTATCGAGTGCTGTGCGCACCTCATCAGAATACTTCTCTACAATCGAGGATTCTGCCGTCTTTAATGCGGCATCTCGTAACGCCTTAGCATCAATGATGGCTTCTTTTAGCAATGTTGACATTAATTAGCTCCTAAAAAAACAATAATTCAAAAATAAATAGTACCCTCTATAGCAAAAAGACTATTATTATGTGCCACTTCTGTTTACAATCCACCAATTCTCGCCATCACAGTGAAAGGTACGAATTGAATAATTATTTTTAATTCGGATTTCTTTAGAAAAATCTATCAAGCCATCCTCTGCGGCAATGGTTAAAGCATGGCAGCTTAATTTATATTTTTGTTCTGCAAAAGTTTTAATTGTAATAATTCTGCCGCGATTATCTTTAGGATGAGGTAGCGTTGCCTCAATTCTGTGTTCGGTAGTATCAAACAACACTGTACTATCTGACGCCTGGAAGTCGTATGTTTTATCTTTGACAACTTTTATGTCTTTATAGAGAGCGCCATTTATTTCTAAATCGCCATTTATCTCCATCTTCTCCGAAATTTGTGCACTTAATGCTTTAACAGTTCCCTTGACAGATAGAACATCGCTGCGAGGATCAAATATCAAGTTAGCGCTACCCTCACATTCTTTGGCGCCCTTGTATTGGAGACTGTGTCGAACGCCGGCGGGCTGAGGAATCTTTAACGCAATAGAGGCATCATATAAATTTTTTACTGTAGTGTGTCTTACTTCTCCTCGTGTTAAATCGTGTATGAGAATCATATCGCCATCACTAATGTTCTGGCCACCGGTGGCGATGTCTACAGTATGAGAAGGATTAATAACAAGCTTTTGATTTTTAAAGGATAGTCCACCATCCATTGCCACATCTACCTGAACTCCTTCTTCCAGTACAGTGATCCCGTTTTTAGCGCACACTTTTAAGACGCCTCTGTGCGCTTCTAAACCACTACCATAATTAACATTTTCGCCCTTTACCTTTCCAATTACCTTCTCTCCCGGAATATGGTGTAGCTCTTTGGCGGATCCTTTAAAAAAGCCAAAATGAGCATGATCTCCATGAAGTGTACTTCCATCAAAAGTTAAATTAGAAGGTGTTTTGACTTTTTTATCTCCTTCATATACAAGGATGCCATTGGGGATCCCAAATACTAATTCGTCAAAAGCAACTTTGTTTTCAGTAGCACAAGGACTTTCAGCATCAGTATCGTAAAAAACACTGGCGCTCAATACATTTTTAAAAACTTTAATTCCTTCTATTTCTTGATCGCCGTGTTGCCCTACTAAACCATCCATTTTCCCTTTAATAACATTATAAGCCATTCTATATCCTCTCGCAAATAATTAGCTTCATTACTTAAATAGTCTAAAAAAAAGGATGCCCCCCGTAAAGAGGGACATCCAAAAAGATATGATCTTAAATCTAAGGAAAGCCGTAGATTAGATAATCACAAATGTATCAGCAGCAACGTAGAAAAGAGAGATACCACCATAAGGTGATTCAATCTTCAAGGTTGATTCTCCATCGAAAGTCTGTGCACCACTAGCAGTGATCGTCAACGTGTTAGTAGTGGAAACTCCAGCAGGAGCCTTCACGCGAACAACATCGCCAGTAGATAAGTTAGATGAACCAAGCATCGTCCAAACACGAGCAGCAGTGAAAGTAGCGGTACCATAGTTAAGCCCTTCTGCCATGACTGCATTGGCATCTCCAATTCCATTAGGAGTGCTTGCAGCGCCAACAGAAAGTACTCCATTGGTAGCGGAAAGACCAGTTCCCGCCATTCCTGAAACTAAGTCCGCAATGCTTTCTTTGCGTGTTTGATTAGAGTCACTAGAATCAATGATAGCAACACTATCGAGAGCCACATCAACTGCAGCTGCGGTTAGCGTGTTCATGTCTAGTTTCCAGTCGGAAACAGCAGAAGAAGCGTCATAAGTCGTTCCGCCCAAACCTGAGTTAGCAGCTTTAGAAAGCGCGTTAGTCAGAGTAGCAGTTAACTTAGGAACACCGTCGCCGGCAAGAACCAGAGCATCGCCAGTTTGTGTCAGCGTCAAATCACCATTATCAAAGTTGATAACGGCACCTTCCGCAAGGAAGAGATCGCTAAACTGTTTGGCAGTTGTACCGAGATAAGCACCATCGTTGGCGTCTGGTATGAGTCCTGCCGTAATTTGAACTTCGCCGTCATCCGTTAATCTCATTACTTCAGTTCCATCAAACTGATTGAAAACCAAATCATCGCCATCAACCATGAGATTTACATCAACGTCGCCTGCAGTGGTATCAAGATCGATAGTCAATTTTGCAGTACCGGCATCTTTGAATTCAAAGTTTCCACCAATAGCATCGAGAACGATGTCGGTGGACGAAGACAGAGTTAAATCTCCAACTGATTTAACAGAGATTGGCGTAGCAGCAATGGTTAGACCAGTTGTACCATCATGAGTAAACGTAATATCCGAGCCGAGGCCCATCGAAAGAACTGACGAATCAGACAAGAGGTCCAAGTCATCACCGATAACTGCACTCTTAGCAACACTTAAACCACCATCGGTCTGTAAAGAACCGTCAGTTGTTGAAGTTGCTTCAGTTGCGTTGTTAACATTCAGAATACCAGCAGCTGAAACGGTGAGTGCAGTAGCTGCGCCCATCGTCACGACACCAGAATCCGCAGCAAAGGTTGCCGCTGTTCCGTTGTAGATTGCCTTAGCAACACTTAATCCACCATCAGTTTGAAGTGAACCGTCAGTTTTACTAGTAGCATCAGTTGTGTCATCAGTTTTGAGAATACCGCTGAAAGTACCTGCACCCGTTACATCAACTAAAGTAGCTGTGATATCGAGATCTCCACTTGATATGATGTCGAGATCAGTTCCATCACCACTAATGTATTCGCCAGCATTACCAAAGGCAAGTCGGGCGCCTGAAGCAGCCATAACGCAGTTATTAGCTGCTTGATCTGTCAAAGTGAATTTAGAAGTGCTTCCAATGTTCAGAATTGCACCATCAGACAAGAGATCCAAGTCATCTCCAATAACAGCACTCTTAGCAACACTTAAACCACCATCGGTCTGTAAAGAACCGTCAGTTGTTGAAGTTGCTTCAGTTGTATCGTCTGTCTTAAGAACACCAGAGTAGGTACCCGTTGTTCCAGCAACAGCGGCAAATGTACCAGCTGCAACGGATGCAGCACCAATTACGGTTCCATCAATATTACCACCGTTGATATCAACAGTAGTCAAAGTTGACGTACCAGTTACTGTAATTGCATCGATGTAACCAGCATCGATGTGAGCTTCCGCCCATTGTTTAGCAGAAGTACCCAAATCACGGGCACTATCAGTAGAAGGGATAAGATCCGAATCAAACTGACCGGTTACTGTAACAGTATCGGTAGTAGCGTTACCCAGATCGACATCACCAGTTGCACTAAGTGTGGTCGTAGTAATACCTTCCTCCTGTACTAAGGAGCCACTCATAGTAGCAGCCCCAAATTGAAATTTATAAGCCATATTATATATCCTCCAAGAAATAGTTAGCTTATCTGAATAGGCATACACCTATCCAAATGCAAGCGAGATTACGCATACACGTATCCCCGCTTATTACTAAATAGGCGCCTGGATCCTTTAAATTTCTAGTAAACGAAGTATTTATTGAGCCCGTTGCAATAAAGCTGAATTGCTGCATAAGGTGATTCTAAAACTATTGAAGTTTGCCCATCAATAGTATCGCTTCCCTGAGTCCTTATAATCACTGGATACGTTGAAGCGTTACCTCCCTCGTCTTTTATAGCATATGTCTGCCCATTTAAGACACCATCGGCAGAAGGAAGAGTTAATGTAACTGAAGCTGTAAGAGTGTCTGATTGGATTCCTACTAAATAATCAATTTCTTGAATTGTATAATCATCTGCCACTACTCTTCTAACATATCCAATCCCCCCAAACATTTGAATTTGATAAGCTCGGAGCTTAAACAAAAATCCTGGATCCATAAAGATTCCATTATTCTTAAAATTCATAAAGCCTACATCAAAGCCTTTTGTAGTACTTCCAGAGCCAAATTTCAAGTTATTATCAGCTACCGTAAGAGCGTCAGAGCCCATATAAATTGTGCCGGCATCCACATATAATGATCCCCACGGATTAGCAGACGTTCCTAAGTCATGAGTACTTCCCAAAGTAGGCACCAAATTGCCATCCAAATAAGTGGTGCCACTCACCCTAAGACTTCCTGTAAACGTTAAATTATTACTAGAGTATAATAATTTGACGGATCCGGTTGTGCCGCTTCTTCCCGATGCTGTTACAAACTGTAATGAATATGCGGGCCCTGCAGAGGCGGAACCCCCTCCACCACCACCGCCGGCACTAATTCCTGTTAATCTACTGCCGTCGCCCTCAAAATAGGACGCAGAAACTCCCACACTAGCAGTAAGATCGCCAGTGAGAGACAACGTGCTCCCATCAAAAGTCAGATTTGATTCGCACGTTATAGAGTTCGCGTCACCACCTACATTAGTAAGAATCGCATTATTAGTGGCATTAGATACACGTGGAACATTAATAACGTTAGCTCCATCCGAAGTGCTCAGATTTCCGGAAACAATGTTTCCGACAACAAGCGTACTAGGTGTATATTCTTGGGCGGCAATTACGGTGCCAGATAAAACATTGTATGCCATTCAACACCGCTCCTCCTAATATACAAACCAATTCGTTCCGTCCGAATATAGACTAATTGCTGCCATGGTGCCAGCCATAGTATAATAAGAATCGCCATCAATAGTGAAACCGCCCGCAGGAACAGAAGCTGAAATTACTATTTTAGTGGCGCGGGAAGTAACTTGATCTTTTACCAATAACATGGCCCCGGGTCGCGACACTGATGCGCTAGGAAGATATATGGTTACATTATTACTATCTTTAACTCCCAAAATATAATCACTAGAAGAAACATGATACGGATTAGCGGCTACTCCAACTGCTGAATATTTTGCGCCAAATCCTCTTACCCACACCCTTTCTGTTATAGCCGATGCACTAAATAAATACGTTGCGCCCGACATCACAGTTAAACTACCGGTACGGCGATGCATATCATCGTTACTATTACCGAAATAAGTAGAACCAGTGGAATCAATAACAGCAACATTTTCAATATGATAATGGCTAGCGCTAATATTCCCACTAACAATAAGAGTTCCTGTCAACACCAATGTACTAGCTGCTAATTCGCCAGTAGAGGCTGTATAGTACATAAAATTAGTAACACCAGTGGCTTTTTTTGTACCCGTTACAAATAAAACCGAACCAGTGGGCCCACTAAAAGCTCCATCAGTCTCTGTACAATCAACATATGCCCATCCAAACGATGCCATCTCTTATCCTACCCCTGCAGAACCAGACCAACTGGTACCCTTGTCAGTATCAGTCCTTTGTTTAGGAACATACGTTAATCCTGCAACTATATCCACGTTGCTCGATCCTGAAAGCCATATTTCGCTTACCTTCACATCAATAATGGGAAGATACGACGCACGATCTGGTGCTCCCGAATGTTTATCGGGCAACGCAATCCAATTGTCGCCTTCTACTCCCAATTGCGAAAAGCCTATTTTAAGGTTGGTAACCCCAGTTCCCGAAAATCTATTTTGTACCCACACCCATTTAGTCACATGTGGGAACTGAACTTTCGTAGCAGTGGTACAATCAATACCACCCGACGCAAATGGAATGCCGCTAACTTGATAAGCTCCAACAGCATTTAATCCAGGCGCTAATTTCCATGAATCTCCCGGCATTAAGAATCTCCTAAATTAATAAATTTAATCATTACTATCCTACCCCGTTAGAGCCCGACCAACTTGTGCCTTGGGTAGTATCAGTACGCTGTTTAGGAACATAAGTCAATCCAGCCATTACATCTACGGCAGTCGATCCCGAAAGCCACAATTCGCTAATCTTTACGGGCAATGTAGGTAAATGAGAAGCTCTATCGGGCGCCGTCGAAGTGTCTTCCACGGTAAAAAAATACGTTCCTGCCGCATATCCTGCGCCAGTCCATGCAGCGTCGGCTCTCACTCCAGCTTCAGAAAAGCCCACTTTTAAATCATTGGAGTCGTCTCTATTCTGCACCCACACCCACTTAGTTACAGAGGGGAATTGAATCTTGAGGGCTGTCCTAGCATCAATTCCACCCGATACAAAGGGAATGCCGCTCACCTGATAAGAGCCAACGTTGTGTAGGCCTGGTGCTAATTTCCATGAATCGCCTGGCATATGAATCTCCTAAAATAATTATGTTCAATGTAAATAGTCTCTATTTTTTTCTATTGCGTCTTTCTTGGGCTTTACGTTTTTTTCGTTCTTCTTTTAATCTCATCCGTTGTGCTCGAATTCGTTTTTCTTTCTTAGCAACAGATGGTTTTTTATATCGCTTACGATCACGCACCTCTTCAATAATGCGTTCTTTCTTGACTTTCTTAGTGAATTTTTTTATCATTCTCTCAACGTTACCCCTTGTCTCTCTTGAAGTTACGCCAATATTATATGTTTTTGCCATTATATACCTATTTCATTGCTTTCCAAATCGCGGAAGAATGTCCGAGAATAGAACTAATATCTACCCCTGCATCGCCGGGAGGACCCAAATCGGGTGCGCCGGCGGCAGACTGCCTGTGTGACATCGGCTCAGTTCCTTCAAACAAATCAACGCCATTATATGCGTCTGCTCCCATAGATTCCATCAATTTTTGACGGTGTTCTTGAACCTTCTTTCTCGATTCGTTAGACTGCTTGCGCATCTTCATATCTTCATTAAACATGCGTTTCGGAGCAGCCTCTTTTGTTTCCATAACGAGATTACCTTGCATGCCCTTAGCTACTTCAGCCACCACATTCGAGAGAAGCCCCTCTTCTAGAAGGACTTCATGAATACACTCTTTAACTACAGGCTTGATTAAGCGTTTGAGATCTGACTTCTTCATCCATCACCCTTGCTAATTCCTGATAGCGTCTTCCATCTGCCAAGGACAGATTCTTTTAAGATGCCTTCTCCCATTGCTTCGGCTACGTTGGCCAGCTTCGCCGGCGGGGCGCTGGTGGCATCTGCTGTTTGTTTAGAAGACACGCCACCCTTTGTAACCGACTTCAATACACGCGTCAAAAGCGGCACCATTACACGAGCGTCATGAGGTTTTTTTAGTGACTGCAGGATACGATAAGATCCAGTGTCCTTTTTCTTTTGGAGATTATTCAGATGCGCTAATGCAGTAGAGGCTTTTTCTTTGCCAAATGCACCTGCCATCTTTGCCACAGTTGTTCCTCCTTCTTGCACGGGGGCGCTCATTTGTCTCTTAATGTCTCCTAATGCATCCACAAACTCTCCCCAGTCTTCTTCAAAAGAATTTTCTGGAAACTGTTGAGCGTGGGCGCCTTCAAGATCTCTTAATAAACGCGCAACTTTATACGTTTTTCCTGTGCGTGTTTCGATTTCCTGCTGTTTAAATTTAGGAGGCAATCTATAAGTTTTCTTTTTAGGTACCTCTTCTTCCTCTTCTTCTTCTCCCTTTTCTGGATCGACACTTACAGTCGTATCAACCGGCTCTTCTCCTTTATCCCACCTTGATACATCCTTGGTTAGAGAAAGATCATCTTGGGGGGTGGCGTCTGGTTCCAAGTCCCGTGTGATCACCTCTTCATCATCAACAGTGATTTTGGTTTCGTCGTCCTTTTTAGTCCGATCTTCATCATCAACTTCGTCATCCGTCTTAGTGATGGGCAACTCGTCCATGCCCTCAAAATGTGCCTGCGTAAGTCCCGCGTCTCCATAGATTCCCAAAATAGCCTTTATTACTTCTTTCACGTCTGCTGTCGTTATCGACGGCTCTTCGGACGCTATGTATTCCTTCCATGCCTGGAAAACATTAATATTTTCTTTCTGTACCTTGGCGATAGAAGCGGGAGCTAATTTAAACTTGATCTTGTCGTTTTTGTTTGCTGCCTCGAAAGCTTGCAAAATATAATCTACTTTGACTGGATCATCAACCTTGTCGCCTACACGCGCTTGTACGGTGTCATAATCAATTATAACTTCTTGTTGAAGCCCAGGTTCGGTTATGGGGTCGACGGGCTCGACAGGACCCCGGTCCAGGTCGGTATCATCCGAAGTTTGTTCGATGTCATCGTCTTTCTTTTCGGGCTCAGGATCAATTGCTTGTTGTATTTTACTTTCTTCAGGCACAGGAAAGTCTACTAACTCTTTATATAAATCTGCGAGCATTTGTGCTCGTGAAGACTTCATGCCCTTCATACGAAGGAGCTTGACTGCTGCGCCGGCACTAACTAATCCAATGCCCAAAGCTGCGATCCATGGGCCGGCTGCAGCTAATTGATATGCGCCCAAAGATGTGGCACCCTGTCTGAAAACTGTCTTTGTCACTATCTTTGCAATCTTAGGAGTAAAAACATCGCCTCCTGCGCCGGGGGCCCCCGCTCCCGACAAGGGAATGACTTGTTCCAAAGTGGCTGCAGGATTTGTAGTTACAGCATTTGCAATATTGGTTGTCCACCAATTAGCGAAACCTGTATTTCCGCCGGCTGACGCCATATCTAATAAATTCTTTGTTGGATTGCCAGCACCATCAACAAGTCCCTTTGACGCCATTTGCTTCACAAAATCTCCGACGCCCAATTGGGAAAGATTCGCGCCTGGAGTCCCTTGTAACACTGCTAACTGTTCGGTTACTCCCACTCTGTCTGTTCCCATAATAACGTTCTTAAGTGTTACCCATTGTCCTGGGTCTTTAAACATGGCTATAAACCATGGCTGTTGGACAAGCCAACCAAATCCGGCTCCCAATGCTCCTAAAGCTGCCAGAACTGCTGGTGCCTTGTTGCTCTTGAGCCCTTTAATTGTGGCAGAATCTACCTCGTCGCCCTCTCTGCCGGCTTTTGTATAGCTCGCGCCCGTTGGGCCCTCGGGTGCAGCATAAGCCGCTGTGCGGCCCTTTTGTAACTGAGGCTGTCTAGTGTCAGTTGCAGCACCTACGTTTCCAGGCATAATTGGAGCTTCTTTTAAATTCTTGGTATGCCATTCTTGAAGCTGTTCTGCCAGAACATCTTCCGGTATTTCTTTTTCTTCTGTGAAATGCTTATAAGCGTCTGCCAATTGAAAATCAAGAAGCCATTTTACATATTCTCTCAAAGCTTTCACAAGATAATTTGCTGCTGCAGGTCCACCAGGGAAATTGCCCGACTCAACGGCGGCCTCGGCTGAATCATATACACCACCAATTTCATATAGTGCTGCCATAAAATCAACCTTTTCTCTCATATTAGGAAACTCTTTATGCTCTGCCTCAATATTTTTCTTAAAATCTCCGAAGCCTTTCTTCATAGCGCCATCAATAGCAGCTTGTACTTTTTCCAATGCGGCAGCAACGCGTTCTTTGCGCTTGCCAAAAATCTTGCCGCCCTTCTCAAGAGAGCCCAATTTGCCTATATTATATTTAATATTTGTCCAAATACCCTCTTCAATAAGCGATGAATCAAACTTGTCGCCATGCTCTGCTTTAAGGTATTCTTGTAAAACCACCGACCAGAAATCTTTGCGTTCCTTTATAAGTTTTTGATGTTCTTTAAGAATGTCTTGATTTAATTTAAAAACCAAGAGTTCTTCCTGGATAATCGTCGCAGTCTTCCTGATATCTTCCTGGCGATTTATTTCCTCTAAAACAATTTGTGCAAGTTGTGGTTTATTCATCTGCTAATACCTCATTTAATAAGCGATTGATTCGATCTGCTCGTGTGAATATATTGGATTCTTTTAAATTCTTTGCTTCGGACATCATATATGCCCCTGGAGTTGATGGCTCAGAAACGAAATCAAAACAGATCAATTGAAAATCGTCTTGTACCGTGGTAGCGCCGTTGTTCTCGCTCACAGAGCCCATCCCACGAGAAGAGATACCAAGCTTAACACCCGACTCTACCAGTGAACGAAGAATATTGCCAGAAGGAGTGTTTAAAACTTTTACTTTACCCATCACACTTTTGTCCTCCATCCAAACAGAAGTAACCATATGTGATGCGTTTTTGAGATTAATAACTGAGTCATCGGGATGATCTAATTCTCCCAGCGCTCTTTTTTCTTTTACGAGCTTTTGGTAATTCTTAACTTCTCTCATCAAAGTTTTGAAAGGGTAAACTCTTCCATTACCGTTTTGTATATCGGCTTCTTGTAATTTGCCCGAAAGCATCATGCCGCCGTTTGACACAAATCTTTTTTCATCTTCTGTCAAAAGATCTTGACATACGCCACCCTCGCAGAGTTCGTAATATTCTCGTAAAAGTACTTTTCCCATTATTTATTTTTTAAAAACCTCTTTAATTCTTCTTGGATAATCCGCGTAATCATAGACTCTTGAAACGGAATATCATATTCCCCTTCTGGGGCGGGTCCAGCTTCTCTACCTTCGAATCCACCAGCCGGCGGAACAAACTTGTACCACTGTTCCGTTGGAAACTCTCCCGGTTTATATACTGAGTCAGGTACCGGATTGGCATCTTCTGGGACTCGTGGCCAGCCATCTTCATCCATATTTGGTGGGCCACCACGGCTCTCACTAGCCTCTGGAAAGATGGAATCACCAGTTTTTAGTGCTTGTTTTGCGCGGCTTACCCAATAGTCTTTACCCCACTTTTCCATTATATGCTTAAATTCATTAATTACGGTTCTCTTAGAAAAAAGATAATATCGATAATCATCAGACCATTTTTCAAAACCAGCGGTGGGCGCCTTTTTAATCTCATCTTCAAGTGCCGATTCCCATATTCTCTGTATATCGGGAGCGTAAGGTTCCTCGCCCTTCTTCTGATCGCGCAGATAGTTGCCTGCTACGTCCTGCATGCCAATCTTTCTTCTGCCTGTTTCGCCGGCGCCGTACATCGCTTCCGAAGTAACATTAGATATCTCTTCTTCAACTATCTGTTTAAGTTGTGATTTAGTAATCTTCATTTGTATTCCTCTATATTGCGGGCATCACCCGCGCGGGTATTGATCCCTTACAGCAATTCCTTACTGGTTGAAGCATCCATTTCTGTGTCCAAAAGTTAGTCATTTTTTACCTCTACTGTTTTAAATAGCTTAATACCTTCGTCTCCGAATGTCATATTTAATATATATGATGTCCCCGAAGAGATACATCCTAAAATCAAAAAATTGTCAACAGATACGTCAAAACTAAATAGTTCTGTAAACGGAGAAAGAAACATTAAAAGTGCGCCTACCCAAAATCCCATACACATTGGACACTTGAATAGCTCTCCTAGTTTTCCTTCTGTGGGGCGCCATCCATCAAAAATGCTGCCGTACACTAATATTTGAGTTAAGCCATAAGCTGCGAGTATAAAAGTCAAAAGTTCCATTAGTTATCCTTTACAGTTTTGTTGTTAAAATTCTGAGCTATAAAAGCCTGCAGCATCGCGGTAGTATTAACTTGGCTTAATGGGGTTTGCGGATCTAGCTCTTCGAGTTGTGCGGACAGGTGTTTTAAAAAAGCTTTTTCTATATCATCATCTACAATTCTAGAAATATCTGGATCAATAGCAATTGCTTCTAGTCCTGGGGGTTGTTTTTTCTGTGATAAATCTCCGCCATACAAAGCTGACGCAAAGTCACCTGCATCCATAGCTGCGCCTAAAAAATCAGCAACGTCTCCCAAGCCCCCAGTAGCCAACTTGGCTATCAGCTTGCCGCCTTTCTTTAACATCTTATCTCTTTTGACGGTTTGTATGACATTAATTAAATCACCGACAGTGTTTAAACCTTCGGTCAAATTCGCAAGGCGCCAATTCTCCATTATCAATTTCATCTCAGACACAGAAACACTCCTACATCGTATACAGATAACTTAGCGAATACGGATCCCTAACATATCCTTTGCGAATCGAACCTTGTTCAACCTTCTGCGGAACATCTCCAAGCTCGGTTGAGTCTTCTTTATCCGGGTGTATCAATTCTTCGTCGTCCATCGATATTATTGCTTCGGTGGCTTCAAAATAAGGACGCTCTTCTTCTATAAAACGAGATATATTAATAAGAGCTAACTTAGGGGCACTTAATTGTTCGGATGAGGGCGTTTCCATATCAGCCTCGATAGAGCCATAAAAACCACCAGCATGAATCGATTCGGGGATTACTATTCCTTTCTTATGGAGATATGTAAAAAGACGATTTTGGGCGCCATATGCCAAATCAGACATGGCTTCTTTCGGAAATGTTATAACTTTGTTTTTTGCAGTTGATAATACAATATCGATATCTCCATGATCAAAGATCATTAAATCTCCACTGACGCTTTTCCGTACATTTAAATCTAAACGCACGCTTCCTTCATTAGGTTTTCCAATCTTAATGGTTATGGGCATCGTTATAAATTTCCTTTACAAGCGCTTGAGTTCGCATAACTGTCAAAAGAAGCTCTTCGTTAATCTCACTAGCTCCTAATGTCTCCAGACGATCAATAACTGATTGAGTCTTTGTTAGCATCTCTTCGTCTTCTTTAATCTCATTTATATCTTGAGCGGTACGCAATGCAGTTGTAAGGCGCGGTAGCTCTTCATTTAAAAACAACTTCAACTCCACAGCATTATCTGCGAACGAAGCAACATAATAATGTAGCAGTTGCTTTTGCTCATTTAAAAGCTCATTCTCATATTTCTTATTAAACTTAGTGGCGAATGTTTTATAAACCAACCCATCAATAACTTCTCCTTTCTCCACCTCTTCTCTGCCTATTGTCATGCGTTGAATAATCTCATTTTCTAAAATAATTTGATTTTTAGGAGAAATACGATCTGAAAAAATCTGCATAATAGTTGCCAACGATTTGTAGTTGGGTACGAAATTAGCAAAAACTGATGGTGATACATCTTTGTTAACATCGTGAATTAACTTGGTTTGTTGTTTGAATAAACCAGTTGGATCAATAAGCTTGTGTTGTAATTTAGCTTCGCGCAATATCTTTTCTGCCATGACGCGATCTAAATTCTGATTTTCACACAACGAACGATAGCAATCTAAATCTCTTCTCAACACACTTCCAGGCTTGAAATGCTTTTTTATTACTTTGATTGCTATATTTCTTCTGTTTGAATCGTTTTTTAAAATGGCAACAGTAGCTTCTTTGACAAGCGCTTCGTATACAAAAGCTGTATTACGTTTCTTGTTGTGTTTTGTCTTCATTCTTTTGCTCCGTTATTAAGTCTTTAGTTTCCAATTCGTGAAGTAGGCTGCGTAGAGATTCATTAATTGTAAATAGTTGTTTCTCTTCTGTTTGTTCTCTCAAACTATAAGTAGATTGTTCTTCTTCATAAATTCCATTAGTTAAGCCATCCATTTTTACAAGAGATTGTATATCGCCATAACCCGGCAACGTTCCTCTTCTAGTGTTGCTGCCTTTTTCTTTCGAATATTTAGCAGCATAAGAACGAGAACGGGCGCCGGCTGCACGTTTGTCTGTCTTTACAGGATTATATACCTTCCCCCTGGATCCAGGCGTGAGACGAGGAGAATTCCGCGATCCTGGTGGAACTGCCAAAAGTGGGGATTCCTCACCTGCTGCTTCAGGGGCTGCAGCAGCTGCGGCATCAGTTGCCGGCATTTCGGCGGGCCCGCCAGGCGCCTCCATTCCAAGATCGCCACCAAGATCTGCGCCCATGCCACCGCCAAGATCTCCACCCATGGCGCCAGCACCTGCGCCGGCGGCTTCTGCTGCCGATGCCTCTGCCACTTGTTGAAGTGCAGCGTCGTGCATGCGATCATAATACATCTCTCTCTGGTTGCGAATAAACTCTTCGTGCGTCATTCCAAACATATGTTCTGATACCCACCGACGAGAGAAATAGCCTTCCGTAGCGCTTGCTGCGGTGTCAAACTTTGTTTTCCAATGTTCTAGCTCTTGCAATTCCGCAATCTTAGAAGGATTATTTAAGCTTAATTGAAATGAAAGTAAATCATCTCCTCTAAATCCTAGGGTATACAAGTGAATGATTCCAATCTTGGTTAGTTCTGCTACAATCACTCGCTGAAGTCTTTGAATAGTTCTAGCAAAACGAATGTCTTTTTGGGCTAATGTTGTCTTGTCTTCCTCGGCTCCCTCTCCCATCGTGAGATATGATTGGGGAATTTTAAGAGCGGAGAATAACTTATCTCTAAGGTACTTAATATCATCAATCTGCGTTGTGTTTGCTCCACCAGCAAGATTTGTAATGTCTGTCGCGGAGCCAGCACGGACGGGGATAAAATAATCTTCCTCAATGCTCATAGGGTTATAACGCAAATCAATGTGTCCCGTTTTAGGATCCACCACGGAGTGGCGCTTAAGCTGTGTGACAATCTTCTCCATGTATTGCTCCACATCCTGTGGAGGAATCGCACCTACATCAATCTTAAAAAGGCGACGTTCTGAGGAACGGATCACGCGATATGCCATCATCGCATCTTCCATCAAAGTTAGCTGGCGCCAGATGCGTCTGGCTGGCTCTAGAATTGATGTCCCATACGGCGCATACTTATCATTTCCTAAAATACGAAAATGACACATTTGCCAATTTTCAAATGTCATTCCCGCACTATTCCACTGATATTGGATATAGTTGGGATTGGTGCTGTCCATTCCTTCTAGTCTTTCAATTTCTTGGGGAGGGAGAGCAATAACTGATTTGACTCCATATTTTTCGTCAATGTCCAAATACAGAAAGAAATCGCCATACTTACACATAGTGCGACTCCACCCGAATAAATTATAATTTAAGTTTAAAACACTACTATAAAGCACATCCAATACTGCTCGCAATTCTTCATTGGGGCACTTGATGTTAAGCATGGGTCGCAAATCAGAATATGTAGTCATTTCGTCTGCATATATATCCATCGTAGAAGCGATCTCTGGCGTATATTCCATTTGATCAAAATCAATATATCTTTCAGAACGTCGTTGGTTTGCTATAGCATTGGTGGCAATAGTATCTAAAGGGCTATATAATGTCTTTTTAAACTGTTGTCCTGATGCTGATTTAAACCGAGAAGAGAATTTGTCAAGATGTTGTCTTCTAATACGTCGTCCCGATTGAGAGCGATAATTAATAATCGGACCTGAAAAAAGCCTTGTTAGGGCTTTAAATAAATCCGACTGGGGGTTGTTAGGGTTTTTTCCTTTAAAGGGGGGCATTTAGTTTTCTCACTTTATAATCCATTTATATTGATCATACATATTCTTTGCTTCATTTATTTTATCAAAGATGTTATCTTTTTTGTAGCCCTCTTGGCCACTTATCCTGGTATTGAAGGATGTATTGGTAGTTTTAATAGAACCAAGGAAGGCTTTGTGATAATTTAAATCTCGCGCGTTTGCTTGAATAGCGGTATCTCGTACCCAGCAACCTATAGCAAGAGCCATTACTAGATCATCATGATAGCTTTTCATAGCTTGGGGTTTGCCATTTTTCCAAATAAAAGTTTTCATTTCGTTTACTAGTCGTGAAGAATATATTTTAATTAGTTTGTTTCTGATAAACTCCTCTAATTTCGCGACGATCAAGGGACGCGTCTTCATCGAAGTGGTGAAACCTGGGATGGCGCTATTTCTTATTTCGGCCTGGTGTTGCTCAATATATTCATGGGTGGACTTAATTGAATAATAAAGATTGGGATATTGGTATTCTATGAGCTTGTCTAGTACTGTGTATCCAATATTATTATTTTCAACTACCAGCATACATCCCCCATATTCTCTACCCACTTGATTCAGCATATTGGCATACATATCTGGGGTTGGCTTTCCTTGATACTCTCCTACCACTTCTAATGTTTCTAATTTTATAATATGAAAAGTAGAATAGTCAGCAGCGTCTCCACGTGCAACATCCACTACCATTAAATAATTACACGTGGGATCATGTTCTTCCCAGATCCAAAAGTTTCGATCAAAACCAGTACGATATTTAGGCTCCCTCACACACGTCAACAGCCACTCCATACAATCAGGATCAATAACAGTTTCGCCTGAAGTATTAAAGTTACATTCTAATTCTTGTGCAATCTGTCGTTTCGACATATTTTTGGTTTCTTTCTTATACCACTCTTCATCTCGTTCAGGGTGCACATCCCACATGAGAGTTGTCAAATTAAAATTGTTTGTTCCTGCGTCTGCGTCCGTGCACGTCTTGTGAAACCAATTTCCCACACCGTTGGGAGTAGACAAAGCAATACAGCGTCCACCGGTGGATAGCGTGGGATACAAACCTGTCCAGAGTTCTTCTAAACCTTCGATGTGTGCCGCTTCGTCCAATACCAAAAGAGACAACGCCTCCGAACGGCCAGCATCGCCAGAAGTGGAGGCGGCCTTAATAGAAGAACCGTTAGAAAGCTCAAACGAAGTTCTGTTGTCTACATCAATAGTGGCAATCTTTAACCAGTCTGGAAGATTACGCATGATACCTTTTACTTTTTTTACTAAGTTACCCGCCGTTGCAAACTTTGTTGCCATTACAAGAATTGCTTTATCTCGATGAAATAACATCATCCAAACAATATAACCAGCCGTAATCGTTGAGATGCCAAGCTGGCGGGCTTTTAAAATAACATTAAAACGATAATCGTTAAAGTTATCCAGCAAATCGTCCTGAAAGTCATACGTGTCAAATAAAATAAGACCGTGTAGTGGATGCGAGATCCTCGCATACGTCTTTAAAAAATAGGCAGAATCTTTGCCGCACTTTAATATCTCTTTTACTTTTTGTTTTTTGTCTAATTGAAAGCTCATTCATTTTTA